CACCTCTAAAGGTTAGGAGCAGGCAACCATGAGCGGAGCAATCGGCACGGCTCTCAGCCAGCAGATCGACGCTGGCAATTTCACGAAGCGACTCTACGCGCTCGCGCCGAACACCATCGGCGGCGGCGGGGGCACGACTCCCTCGGGGACGTTCGTTGACGGCGACGCGATTAACCGCGTCGACCCCAGCGTCGCCCTCGCCGGGATTCCGGTCATTCCGGCCAAAGTCACGCTGGCGTCGGGCCAGAGCGTGGTCGTGCAGCGGCGCGTCCAGCATCGAGACAGCTCGGCGTCGGCGTGGGCCGACTACGGGACGCAGCCGGGTGACGTGACCATCGTCGGCAATAACGATGGCTCGGCGATCACGCTGGATCTCGGGGATCCACGCGCGGCGACCGCGCCCGCAACCGGGTCCATCACGGGCCTGCACTGGGGCATCGATTTGTCCGGCGCCAAGGCCGAGGTGCGACTGCGCGTCAAGGCGACGCTCACCGCGTCCGGCGCCGACACGGTCAAGCTCGCGGGCTCGTTGGAGCTGGCGGGTCTTGGCGCAGTTCCGCCGGCGGGCGAGTAGGACGACTCGCTCGTTGCGGGCCGGGCGATGGGAGCTGGGACCCATCGCCCGGTCGTGCGGATTTCCAGCGATCACGTTTTCTCTTTGCGAGGCCCCGGTGTCGAAGAAACGAACACTCCTGTGGAACGGCGACGCTGGGGTCTCAACCGGCTTTGCCAATGTCACGCATCAGGTCCTCGCAGGCCTGCAGGGACGTTGGAATACGCCGGTGCTCGGTATCAACTACGGCGGCGATCCGCATCCCTATCCCTACAAGATGTTTCCGTGTTTGCCCGGCGGCGACTCGTGGGGTCTGGGTCGGCTGCAGAATCTCATCCACACACAACGGCCCGACGTCGTCGTGCTGCAAAACGATCCGTGGAACATCGCGGAGTACATTCACGAGTTTGCGCATCAGGTCCCGCTCGTCGCGTACATGCCCGTCGACGGCTTGAACGTGCAGGGCTCGCTCTTGAACGGACTGGCGCTCGCGATCTTCTACACGGAGTTCGGTCGCCGCGAAGCGATCGCGGGCGGTTACACCGGTCCCAGCGCGGTTGTGCCGCTCGGGATCGATCTCGACACCTGGTCCCGTGGCGACCGCGACACGTCGCGGCATGAGACCCGCCTCAGCGCGCACATCCCGGAAGGTTCCTTTTTGGTTGGCAACGTCAATCGGAACCAGCCGCGCAAACGTATCGACCTGACCATTCAGTACTTCGCCAAGTGGATCGCGACGCGCGACGTCGACGACGCATACCTCGTGCTGCACATGGCGCCGACCGGCGATCAAGGCTGGGACATCGAACAGCTCATGACGTTCTGGCTCAAGCACTACGGCGTCCGCGGGCGGCGCTTGATCGTGACGTCGCGCAATCTCATCGTCGGCGTCGGTCTGCCGACGACGTTGATGCGATCGATCTATCGCGGTCTCGATGTCCAGCTCTCGACGACGCAAGGCGAAGGCTGGGGTCTGACCACGATGGAAGGCATGGCGTGTGGGACGCCGCAAGTCGTGCCGGATTGGTCCGCGCTCGGCGAGTGGGCGACGGCCGCGGAACGGATCCGCTGCTCGGGCACCAGCGCGACGGTGCGCGACGTGAACATCATCGGTGGCGTCCCGGATGAGGCCGAGACCATCGACGCGCTCGATCGCCTCTATGCGGACCCGCAGCGCCGGGCGGAGATGCGGGACGCGGGCGTAGCGTTGGTCCAGCAGCCGCAGTATCGACCCGCGGCCATCAGCGATGCGTTTGATCGCCTCCTCACGGACGTGGTCACGGGCCGGTTCCGCGAAACGCCAGTCGCCGCGGCGCCTGTGCTGGTTGAGGCCTAGCCATGTTGGAGGTCGTGACGCCTCCAGCGAACGTGGCTTTCACGACGCTGGCGCGAGTCAAAGCAGAACTCGGCATCCCGGTCACGTCCGAGAATCCGGATCGCGACGCGTGGCTGGCGGATCGGCTCTGCGACGCCTCCCGGCTCATCACGGAAGAACTTGGGCGCCCGGTGGCGCGACAACGGGTCCGCCAGCGGTTCGGCGGCACGGGCCGTCAGACCCTCCTGCTGGACCTCACGCCCGTCGTCACGGTCGAGTCCATCGTCAGCGATGACACCGGCCCGATCGACCTCGCCGCGGGCACCGTGCGCATCGTGGACCCGGCGTCCGGGATTCTCTGGAATCGGTTTGGCTGGCCTGATGAATCGCCCGAAGTGTTCACCGGTCTGACGACCGACACCTCGGCGGACTTCGGCGAGTCGCCCTATGCGGCGGTCTATCTCGGCGGCTGGCTCAGCGCCGCCGATGACCTCTCGGGCGCCGGCGTGACCGCCTCGGGCGAACGCTTCACGATGCCGGCAGGCGTGATCGCGCCGTTGATCGCCTCGGGCGAACAGGTCGCGTCACGCGGCTGGGGCAATCGCGAAAACAATCGGCGGTTCAAAGTTATCGCTCGCACCGACGACGCCATTGTGATCGACGGCGTGCTCGTCGCGGAAGTGGGCCAGGGCGCCGAGGTCCAACTGCTCGTGCGGAACATGCCGCCGCAATTCGAGCGATGCGTGTTCGACACGTTGAAGGGCTGGTATCACACGCAGCGGCGCGACCCGACGATCAAGTCGGAATCGATCGGCGATTGGTCCGCGTCGTATGGTCAGCTGACCTGGAGCGACGGGAACGTCGCGTCCGGCTTGCCGGAATCGGTCTGCCTGATGCTCGAGCAATTTCGGCGGTTGGCGTAGGAATACTTTTGGACTGGCCGCAGCCAGTCCTCACGGATCTGGCGATCGAACGTCGGTTCGGTCGTAACCGGGGCGGCGACGGCGGCGACCCGGCGCCGTCCCGGTGCACAGCCCTTTTCAGCAGGAGGTTCGCGCGACGTGAAGATTCTGTGGGTCGGCGATGCGGTCGTGAAAACCGGATTCGCCAAAGTGACGCATGCGATGGTGCCGCGCCTCATCGCGCTGGGCGCGGACGTCACCGTCCTCGGCAGCAGCTATGCCGGGGATCCGCATGACTATCCGTACGCGATCTATCCCGCCACCGCGGGCGGTGACGCATGGGGCGTGCGCCGCGTCAAGACCCTCGTCGAGCAGCTCGCGCCGGACCTGGTCGTGGTGCAGGGCGACCCGTGGAACGTGCGCGAGTTCCTCCCGGCCCTGAGTGGCGTGGTGCCAGTAGTCGGCTACATGCCGATCGATAGTCAGAACGTCCCGGTCTGCAAAGACCTGAACCCGCGCACACGCAGCGACGGCCAGACCATCGACGGGTTGGCGCTCGCGATCTGGTATACCGCCTTCGCGCGCGACGAGGCTGTGCTGTCTGGCTACACCGGACCCAGCCGCGTCGTAGCGTTGGGCATCGACCCGACGTGCTACGCGCCGCGGCCGCGGCGGGACTGTTTGAAAACGCTCGGCCTCGACGCCAACATCCCGACCGACGCCTTCATCGTTGGCAATGTCAACCGGAACCAGCCGCGCAAACGTCTCGATCTCACGTTGCTGTACTTCGCGGCCTGGTGGGATCGCGCGGGCCGGCCCGACGACGCGTACCTCTACCTCCACACGTCGAACCTCGATACCGGCCCGAACCTGATGCAGCTCGCGGTCCGTGTGGGTCTCAAGAAGCGGCTCATCATCACGCACAAGACGATGCGACCGGGTGCGGGCGTCGCCGAGGATATCATGCCGTCGATCTATTCGCTGTTCGACGCGCAGCTCTCGACGACGCAAGGCGAAGGCTGGGGCCTCACGACGATGGAAGGCATGGCGTGTGGCGTCCCGCAGATCGTTCCGGACTATGCCGCACTCGGCGAGTGGCCGCGCGAGGCGGTGCACTATGTGCCCGCGACACTCCCGTATGTCACCTGCCGCGGTCTCAATTCCATCGGCATGGCGCCAGACGCCACGTCCGTCGTCGACGCGATTGATCGTCTGGCTGACGAGCGTGACTATGCAGCCGACTTGGGCCGGCGCGGTCGTCGTCTCGTCGCGGAGGCGCGATTCGATCAGGATGCACTCGCGCGCCAACTCGACACGCTGTTCCGTGGCGTAGTCTCGCCCGCGGCGGCACTCCCGCCGGACGACGTCGTCGCCGCCGAACCAGTCGCGGCGGTGCCAGAACCGCGCCGGGTCCGATCGAAAACCGGCATGGTCGAGATCGCGGGTGCGCGCTGATGGGGATCGACCATCTCTTTGACGACGTCGCCACGATCAAGCGCCGGATCCGCACCGTGCTCACCGGGGGCCGAGTGCAGGAACTGCCCGCGGCCGCTGTTGGGACCGCGGACATGCGATCGCCCTACCCGGCCGGCTATCAGGACCGCATGAACGGCGCCCGCGAGGAGGCGAACGTCACGCACGTCACATACACCGGGCCGACCACGGACGTGCACCGCGGCGACGAATTGTCGTTCGCGAAACAAGCCGCGCGCCGCTTCAAGGTCGTGCTGACGCAGCGACCCAGCATCGTGGACCATCACCTGAAAGTCTCGCTCGAAGAACTGCAACGGGACAGCGGAAGCTAGATGGCCGGCCAGGGCACACGGATCGAAATGTGGGATGCGTCGGGCGTCCTCGACAAGACCAAAGACGAACTGGTCAAGCGGATGACCGTCGCGACGATTCTGGTCCGCGACAAGGCCAAGGTCCTCGTCAACCGCGGCAACTCGACCGGGAAGTCTCCCTCGAAGGAAGGGACGCCGCCGAAGAAAGTGAGCGGGCGCCTACAGTCCAGTCTGGCGCAGGCCGTCGAGGTCGTGGAGAACGCGGTGATCGGGCGCGTCGGCACGAACGTCATCTACGCGCGGCGCCTCGAGCTGGGGTTCGTCGGCGTCGACAAGGCCGGCCGAAAAATCAGTCAGGGCCCTCGGCCGTTTCTGCGGCCGGCGGTGATGAATAACACCGGCGCCATCGCGAAGATTCTGGGTGTGAAGAAACGATGACGCTCGTGGACCTGGATACCGCGATCGAACTGGCGCTCGATGCCAGGTTGCGCACCTGGCCCGGGCTCTCGTCGCTCGCGTCCTATCGCGGCGGGCTCGCGATCTTTACGCGGTTCCCGGTTCCGGAAGATGCACCGGACGAGTTCGTCGTGATTGCGCCGCCCATCGCCGACAACGAACGATCGACCAAGACCACGCGCGGCCGCGAGATCGTGCGCGACATCTCGACGTTCACGCTGGCGACGGGCGACCCGACGCGAGTCAATCAACTCGCGTCGGAAACGCGCGAGGCGGTACGGCGCTGGCAGCCGACGCTGACGGGGGGGGCATACGTCGTCGTCGGAGAACCAAGTGGGCCCATCGCCAACGATGGCGATGACATCTATGGGCGCGTCGTGTCGGCGCGCTTTATCGTTCACGGAACATAGGAGACAACATGAGCGCAAGCAATCCGTACGGCGTGAATGGCGCGGACGTCCTCGTCCTCGTCAACGGGATCGTGGTGGGCGGCCAGCGCGGCGCCCGCATCACGAAGGCCACAGGCTTTGTGGACTTCAGCTCGAAGTCGAGCGTCAATGAACGCGGCCGACCGGGCCGGCTGTCGTCGACGCTCTCACTCGATTCGCTCTACGTGGTCTCGGACTCGGGGCAGGCGTCACTCCGGACCGCGCGTGATAACCGCGACATGATCACGCTGCGAATCAAGGAACTCGGCACGGACGTGCAGACGGCCGACGCGGTGTGCACGTCGCTCGAATGTGACTATCCGGATCAGGCCGAGTCGCTGCACAACGCCGAGTTCCAGGTGTCGGACGGCTGGACGAATCTGCCATAAGATGAGCCCGGCCACGTCAGGCCGGGAGGAGTCTCATGTCAGTCGCCAAGCTGGAAGATCTGCAACCGTGGAGAACGATCACGGTCGAACGTATCGGTCAGGATGGAAAGACCGTTCGGGAGGACTACGTCGTCTGGTATACCTCGAACGCGATTTTCAAACTCGAACGCGCTATCGACATGGGCTTCGAGGACTTCATTCAGGTGTTCCGCGAACAGCGCACCGGCTTCGCCATGTTGCAGGCGTTGCTGTTCGCGGGACTCGAAGGCGCACGGCTCAAGATGTTCACACGCAAGCCCGAGTGGACGATCGACAGTACCGGCGATCTCATCGACGCCTGTGGTGGGCATCGCCGGTTCTGGTTGGAGGGCGACACGGCCAAGACGCTCGGCTCCGCCATCGCCGCCAGTCTCCCCGTCCCAAAGCAACAGCCGGACAAACCGAAATCGACGGACGATGAGACCACGGGACCGGAGGGCCAGGCCGCGGAGGCGGACCCTTTGAACCCGGCGACGACGGCCTCAACTGGCGCGGCCTCATCGACCGGGCACTCGACTGCGGCATCGAAGAAGAAAGGTTCTGGAACCTAACGCTCGCGTCGCTGCAACGGAAGTTCGACGCGCGTGATCGTCGCCTCGATCGAGAACAGAAACGTGACGTCCGACGCGCGTGGATGTTGGATGCGCTGAGGCGCCGCAAGCGACCGCGGACGCTGGAGAAGTTGATGCGCGAACTCTTTGAGAGTCCGGCCTCCTCGAAGATGCGCTTCGAGAAAGCCAAAGAGGAGTTCGAGGAATTGTTAAAACGAATGGGGTCGCCGCCCAAGTCGTAGACCGCGCACCGGCGGGACGTCCCGGTTCGGTGCGCGCGTCTGCGACACCGAGGGGGACGCGGTGGCCGATGACAACAAGGACGCGCTCGGCAAAGCCTATGTCGAGATCCATGCGTCCCTAGAAAATCTCGGCAAGGAAATCGCGGGCGCGAAGAAACTCGTCCTCAAGGAACTCGCCGACATCGAGGCCGGCACGAAGAAGGCCGCGGCCAAAACGAACAGTCTCGGCGACTCGATCAATAGCTTCTACGACAAGAATCAAAAATCCTTCAAGGCGACGGGCCAGGCGATTGCGCTAACGGCCGGCGCCATCGTCGCGGTCGGCGCGGGCATCCTCGCGCTCGGCGCGCGCGGGTCAGACGTCGCCGACGTCCGTCAGGGGTTCGATCAACTGACCAAGGGCGCAGGCCTGACCGGGAACGCACTCAAGGACGTGCGCACCTCGGTCGACGGCATGATCACCGACTTCGATTTGATGAAGTCGGTCAACGCCGCATTCGGTCAGGGCCTGAAGCTCACGCAGGACGAACTGAACACGACCGGCGAGGCCGCGCGCGTCTTGGCCAGCCGCGTCGGCGGCGAGACCAAGGACGCCTACGACACGTTGCTCACGGCGATGTCCACGGGCCGCGACATGATGTTGAAAGACATCGGCCTGAACATCGACGCGAAGCGCGCGGTCGAGGCCTTTGCCGCCGGTGTCGGCGTCTCCAGCGACAAGCTGTCCGAGAACCAGATCAAGCTGGC